TGCCATCGTTGAACCCAAGCTCGTGGTTGTACAGGTAGCCGTCAAGTCCTGCGCCAATCGGGTACAGTCGGATGCCGCGATCAAGCATGGCGCTGCGGGCCATAGCCCCGTAGGTCCAGACCTTGTCGCCGTAGTTGTAGGTCACATAGAGATCATTCTCTTCGGAGTCAGCAGATGGGTAGAACCAAGTGATCTCACCAAACTCACTGTTGGGAGCCGCGAAGACCTTGTCGGCCTGCGCAAAGTTGAAGTTCCCGAAGACGTAGTTGTTCACGGGGCAAGGGATGTTGTCCACCTTACCGTTGTAAATGTAGAAGGCGCTCTTTCCCATCCAATAGACCGTGTCGTCCACGGTGGCAAAACTGTTGAACCCCGCAACGGATATGCCCGCAGCAAGCTGCTGGATGCCGAAGGTGTAGGGGGGTCCGATGAACTGAAGCGAGTATGCAGCCAGATCCGTGAAGACCACGATCTCTCGTTTGGTTTCGATAGCCTTGATGATGGTACTGCCGGAACCAAGGCGAAGGTCACCCGCCGTGTTCGTTGCCGTTGAGGTCCACGTAAAGGGATCCTCTTGGTCCGAGAAGCGAATGATCAAGGGGTCTTGTGCGGACTCATTGCCGTAGTTTGCGCCAAAGGCGATGACGTGCCTGTCTCGGTCGGAGACCATGACTTGGATGGCAAGGTCGGGTGTTTGGGAGTCCGTGGACAGAGAGTCAAGGGGAACGCCCCGTGCATTAACTCCCGCAGAACCATACAAATAATAGATGCCGCCGTTGCGGATACAGAAGACGAGGTCCTCGCCATAGTTGTCCTGCGTCCACAGGCGAAGGCTGTTGCCAACACTGGTCGTAGTGGCGCTGCCCCACGTTCCACGGCCCCATGTACCCGCGCCCCAGCCAGTTCCACCAACTTGCGTGTCAAGACCCGTATTGATCTGATAGGCGGCAGAAACGCTGGAGCCACCGTGACCGGTGTCCGCTACGGTGGCCGTGGCTGCTACGGTGATCGTGTAGCTGTTCGCATCGACATAAGTGATCTGGTACTCTTTGTTAAGAACAGCCGCAGTGATGTTGCCACCGAGGGACACCGCGCCGCTGAACGTGACGAAGTCATTGTTTACGCAACCGTGTGCGGTGTCGCTGACAGTGATAGTTGAGAGCCCGGTTGTCGCCGTGAAAGGGTTACTCAGGGTGACCGTCTCGCGGAGAGGGGTGACGTCATTGTTGAGGCCACCCTGCTCAATGTAGTACTTGAGGTTGGTGCCGAAGGCGAGAAGGTTCGCCCCATTAAGGGTGACCCAGTTCAAAAGGGAACGGCAACTTCCGAGAAAGGCGGTGGTGGTAGAGTACCTCTCCCATCCACCCACGCTCTGCGGAAACCCAAAACGAAAACGGGCGAGGTTGGAGACTCTCCAACCCCCGTCGTTCGTGTAGCCCGTGAGGTCGCTGACAACGCCGGGGCGGAACTGTAGCTTTTGAAGCGCCATTTACACACCCAAGCTGGATCTGAGGGATGCCATAAAGGTGGCCCAGTTCTCCTTGATAACATCTAGCCCCGTGGCGTCAACCGATGCCGCAGCCGCAGCCTGCACCGCCAGCCGGTTTCTTCGCAGCGAAGCTTGGGCCATACGCCAATTACTTGCCGCCGTCAGGATGGCGTCACAGGCTACGGTGGGTGTCACGCCCCGCGCATCCACCTCTGATTTGACGCTCTCAGGAATAGATTCAGCAGGGTAGCCTGCGTCCCTGTACGCGGCAGCTTCTTTTTCGGCAAGCTCATACTCACTATCAAGGCCCGACAGGACCTGTTGTGTGATCGCGCCTGCCTCGGCCTTGACCCGAAAGAGAAAGTTGGTTTTTTCGGCAGCGTGTCTTTCAGCTAAATCTTCCGCCGAGTGGGGGGTGGCGGTGTAGCTACCGTCGGGGTTTTCAACCGATGTAAAAAACCTGTCGTCCGGTCGGACAGGATCCGAGACCTCAACCACGCCTATCCTTGCGCGCTCAAGCGGGTCAAGGAACCAGCCCGCAGGGTACTGGGTGTCCTCAATGGTGCGCTGGATGCTGGGATCAAACTTCAGGTTTTGGTAGAGGTACATTGTATTGCTCCGTCAGGTGTAGCGGGTCATTGTTTGGAGCCAGCAGAATAGCTTCCTGTGGTATAAGGCCCCACGATTGCAACGCTCTGAAAGTGTGCGGATTGCTCATCGCGTTGTGCAACTTAGCAGGGGAAGGTCTGCCGTTTGCGAGGATCTCTGCTTGAATCTCCCGCCCCACTACATGGGTAAATTCGTTTGCAGCGTTTACTTCAAACATCTGCTCGTCGGTGTAGCCCTCAATACGTGTCGGCTCGGCGATGGCATAGAGTTCGGCCAGCAGTTTTTCTAGGCAGGCAATCTCGTCTCGGTTGAGGGCAAAGTTTATTTTTTGTTCCCTTTGAAAGGACTCAAGCTCAAGCAGTTCCGCCTGCTTCTCAAGTATCAAGTTGAGCTTTGCATTGCTGTCTTTTAGGTCCTGCAACTCCCACACTTTAGCCCTGTACGTCAGGTCCGCAACTTCCTCAAGTGCAGCGGCGCGGATACGGCCATCCAAGAACCCTTGTAGGGTTTGAATTTTTGCCCACGCTGTCACCCCTATGACTTGGTAGCGGTAGTTAAATTCTGAGTTTAATTTTGACATATTTACACCCCTCCGTAGGATGCGGCAGCAAGCCCGTACCTAGCTGTTCCAACACTTGTTATGTCCGTTGCAATTACTCCGGTGTCGGACACAAGATTGGTCAGTGATGAGCGAGCAGCAACATAACCAAAGCCAAAAATAGCTGTACCCACCCCATATCCTGCGGCAGCTAGACCGAATCTCGCTGTCCCAACAGTTGATGAATCCGATGCAACAGTTCCGGTGTTGGACACGAGATTGGTTACCGAGAAACCAGAGACGTTGTCTTGGCCAAAACCAAAGATAGCCTTATCCGTACCGTATCCCACAGCAGCCAAATTATTTCGCGCTGTTCCAACACCCGTTACGGTTGATCCGATTGTTCCAGTGTTGGACACAAGATTATTGGAGATCATATACACAGTGCCGTTGTAACCGTAACCCAGTATACCCTTATCCGTACCGTACCCCGCAGCAGCATGGCCTTGTCTGTTATTTCCGGAAGCTGATCCAGCCGTAACCACTCCGGTGTTAGACACAAGATTCATGGCTATAATAGCCGACGTGCCATCGTTGCCGTGGCAAAAGAAAGCCTTGTCCGTTCCATATCCAGCAGCGGCAAGAAAACTTCGAGCCGTTCCAACACCTGTTGTGTCCGTTGCAACAGTTCCGGTGTTGGATACAAGATTGGTCAGTGATACCACGACGCTGCTTAAGCCATAGCCAAAGATAGCTTTATCCGTACCGTACCCCGCAGCGGCAAGGTATCTTCGAGCCGTTCCAACACCTGTTGTGTCCGTTGCAACAGTTCCCGTGTCGGTGACAAGATTTGTTAGTGAGGAGTTGGCAAGAACTAAACCGTAGCCAAAAATAGCTTTAGTGGTCCCCACCCCACCAAGGAAGAGTTGTACTCCGCCAATTATCATTTCACATCCTTGATAAGTTGACAGGTTGCACGGGTCGCTGACTCTACGTTGTAGACAAATACGTCCACTGCTGAGGCCGTCGCAGTTAGTGTCGGCACGGTCCCGCCAGCAAACTTATAGAAAGTGTTGTAGGCCAACGTACGCGCAGTAGCACCCTGCGTTATGGTGATGACACCAGACTGTCCCGCTACCGGGTTAGAAGGTGACGCAAGAGTAGTGTTTTCTGTCGTGGTGTGAGAAAAGTTGTTGTTGGTTGCGAGGTTGATTGCGATTGAAGCCGCGCTCGAAGTGAGAGCCGTGACTGCGCCTATCTGCCCCCCGGTAAAAGTCTGGGTCGCACTGAGGGCCGCAAGTGCGCTCAGTGAAGATGCCCCCGTTCCACCGTTGGCTGTAGGAAGAATGCCTGTCACGCCCGTGGTCAAGGGCAATCCGGTAGCATTGGTAAGAACACCGGAAGCGGGAGTACCGAGGGCTGGGGTGGTAAGGGCCGGAGACGTCAGGGTTTTGTTCGTCAGGGTCTGCGTACCAGCTTCCGTGACCGGCGCGTTTGCAACCTCGATGACATCGGTGCCGTTGACGTAGACGATGGCCTTCTTGCCATTGGCGATG